GACTGTAACGTCTGAAGACTACTTTTTATCTCGAATGTATAGCCCTAACAAGTTTAAAATTGTAAGTCATTACTTCGGACAAGATTCACGTAGATTTAAAAAGATGGGGTACTTCGGTATGGCTACATACCTTATAAAAAATTTTATTAACCGCAATAACAAGGCGTATTGGGATAACCTAGATTCTTCAAAGTACTGGAATTAACTCTGTGATACGATATACTCGGCTTCAGGTATTCGTACCTTGCCGTTTTTACTTCCAAGTACAATAACAATACGGCGACCAACAACCGTATCTAACATCATCACAATGCAGCCCCCGGCTGCATTTGTCGTTCCGGTCTTACTAACTATAAAACTATAACGCTTACCTACGATAGGGTTAGTGTTATTAAACGATTGTATTTTCTTCCCTACCTGTATATTCAAAACAGCTGTACGACTGGCTTGAATTATTTCTGGGTAATGGCTTGCCTCAAATACCATTTTTAATAAATCCAACGCAGTACTGATATTCATTGGACTGAGCCCTGTTGGCTCGACAAACTTAGTCCTAAGCATTCCCAGGTAGTTTGCCTTTTCGTTCATGTAACGAATACATTCAAAACGACCCCTGGGAAAATTATCACATAATATTTTAGCCGAATCATTATCTGACTTTACCAAGGCTAGTTGTATGTGTTGTGCTCTCGTATACTTACCTAGCTTCTCTTGCATGTTTTGATTACTATCAATAACAGCCATCACAGTCATTAACTTTGTAATGCTTGCAATAGAACGAACTTCGGTAATGTTTGAACCTTCAATCAGGTTACCTTGGTCGTCGGTCTCCAACCAACTGTGGGCGGTAATGTTAACCGCAAATGCATTACTGACAAATAGTAATGCTGAGAGGATGAGCGCTTTTATCATGATAGTACCCTGCCTTTTCGCCAACCTTCAGGAATAGTTTCATGACCGGGTATTGATTTATTATCATTACCGTTAGTTATCCACATCTTACCGTATTGAGAATTTTTAGCCCCTTGCTGGTGGCCTATCTTACTAAACGTACTTTTTTTATTCTTAATTGCAAGAGGAGTATTAGCATATTGTGAGGCTATTTTAACATTACGTCTGGCATGCTCAATCATTAATTGATTGAAGCCAGGGTCGTCTTCTCGCTTTTTTTGAAGTGCTTTATTTCCGTTTTTAGAAATAACTTTTTTCCACTGCTCTCCATGTCTCTTTTCAAGTAGCGTATTAGTAGTTTGTCTTCCTTTGCGAGCTACTTCAATATTAGAAAACCCGTATAAATTATTTTTATTAATATAATCAAAACCACCTGTACCACCTAAACGTAGATTATATGTGTCTTTTCGCAAAAGAAATTCTTCGGTAACAATCTCTTTTTCTTTTGCATACATGTCTTCTAAATTATCAAAAGTAAAAAGAATAACTTTACAAAAGTTATCAACCCCGTACTTTTTTATAGCTGACTGAATATTTTTACCGGATCCCATGTATCTATCATTCATATCTTTAGTTGCATGCACACCGATATAGATCTTGTTATTTACCAAGTTTGTAATTTGATAAAGATAAAAGAACATTAGTTATACCCTAAAATAATATTATGCGGTATAATAATAGGGGATGCGGGGGAAGGTTGCGCGCCTCCGACCTCGGGATTATGAGTCCCGCGCTCTACTACTGAGCTACCCCGCGTTATTGGTCTACAGGTTCCAGGGAAAACCGCCGGGGTAAATGCCCGCTTGTTTGCTGTTACCGTCAATAAAGAATCCGGCTTGAACTGATCCATCGTTGCCCCCTAACCTGTAATTGAGTGTGTATTTACCTGTGCATGCATAATTGTCATGCTTAATGTGGTCTTTTAAAATAGTATAAAATCTTCTATCACCACCCCATCCGTGATCCCAGATGTGACATACCTGACGATAGAAAGAAGTCTTAAAACAATATGAACTTGTATCAATTAGGTATGCATCTTTGTTTACCCATGCCGGCCACCTACCTAGTGACTCACAATTATCTACAGTAATGTAATTTTTATCTTTATCAAAAATCTGTCTGAGAGAATAAGCCCAGTCTAATTTTTTAGTCTCAATAATATTTATTAGCGACTCTACGTGATCAGGTTCAAACCAGTTATCCTGGTCTAGGAAGAGAACATAATCGTGATTGATAAGATGGCCAATCCCAGCCATGATTCGGTGCCCGTAAAAGCCTCCCCCACCGGTATTAAACGGTAAGTCCAATCGTTTAACTTTTCCACCTGTAATGATTCTTGCATTGTTTAATACCTCGTCTACTCTAGATGAAAACTTAACACCATCCACTACTAGAAGGTGTTCTACTTCTTTATTTGTCTGATTCAATACCGAATGTATTGCATCGGCAAGCTCTGGTGACCCCGTGGTAGGGGTAATAACTAAAATACTCAATCCCACAACCCCTGATAATATTTACCAAATAAACGGAATCCGTTTGCTTTACGATCTTGATGAGCTTTAAGACCTACTTGATCAATTTTAATCTTATGAAGATTTTTACCGAAGTCTTTTTCTTTTTCGTCCCATTCAGCATGATCAAAGAATTTATCCTCACTATCGTAACTAAGGTTTTGCTCAAAAGCCCAGATCATTTCACTAAGAGCCCAATCCCAACGCTTAAAATGATTTTCATCTGTATCCCAATCATTCTCTTTTGGTGGTGCAGAAGTACTTTTTAATTCTTCGGGTACATCTTCATCATCTACACATGGTGAACCATGTTTTGTTTCCTTAAGCTGTTTAAGCATCGGAACAATAATGTGAGAAAGAGTATAGTCCATACTCCATGTATCCCATCGATCAATTTTTACATAATTAATCTTAGGATGAATAAAATCAAGAACTTTTTGAATACCTTGACAAATAGGTGCTAGACGATCCGACCATTTATCAATAATAGGTTCGTCATAATCAATCTCACGCCAGAAGAAAACTTTTTCCAGTACCGTGTATGGACTAATCCAGTGGTAGCGGTATTTGCTCAAATATACCTTCACGTTTATTCCTATCTATATTTTTCATTATAATGGCACCGTCAACTACTTCCATATGGATACGATCTCCCTCACGCCAGTCATCTTCTTTACAGAAGTCTTCTGGTAATTGAAGTACACCGTCTCCAGATCCATCTTCGGCGTCTAATATTTCAGCAGTATAAGTTTTCATAATGTGGTACACCCGAAGGGACTCGAACCCCTAGCCAAGGGATTATGAGTCCCCTGCTCTAACCATTGAGCTACAGGTGTGTTATTGTTTGACACAGAGCATTACTTCGTTACGTATTGTACGGGTAATGGGGTCATATACCTGAACTAAACAGTTGTATGTGTTAGGTTGATAGACTGGTTGTTGAACGATAATGGGAGGTTGTGGTGCAGGTTGATTTGCACGAGCTGCATCGGTGATCACGGCGCCAAGAATAGCACCACCAATAAGAGGAGCTACCCAACCACCACCTCCACCATAGTAACGAGGACCATGATTATGATAATGTTGTGCAAAAGCATTTGTAGCTAAAAGCATTGTAAAGATTATAAGTAACTTTTTCATGACTTTTCCTTAGTTAGTGAGTCAATTATATATTTATCTGTAGTTACTTGCAACTGTTACTTCTTACGTAAAGCCTCTTTACGCATTGATACTGAATGTCTCATGTAGGGTTTACGTACCTTTACGTATTCTACCCCATCAATAAAACGTATATCAGTATAATCCTCACAGAACCATTCCTCCGAATTAATCGGATTTACCAGGGTCACCGGTTGAGATTTCTTTTCTTTTTCCATAACTCATTATAGACCGGCCAGTTGAATACCTGAACCAAATGCTGAGTTATATTGATTATAAAGTTCTTTGACTGGGTTTGCATCCCAGACAATTTTGCCGATATCAACATCGATAGAATGATCTTCCGTATAAACAGCATAAGGAAACATACCCATCATAGGTTGATCTGGATTTTTACTTGAGGGTACCATTTGTAAAGCACATGGTTTAGATAGTGTAAAAGTAGTATCACCACCCGTTACATCTGCAATCAATTCTTCACCTGTAATTAGTTTGACAATTTTAATCATGTTAAGACAATTTCCTCAATAAAGTTATAAGCACATTCTTCATTATAAAATATTTTAAAGAAATATGCAAGTGTTAACGGGTTGTGAAAAAACACTAATATCTGATCATCAAAAACACTGGCTTTTATAACCCAGTTT